TATGACCTGAGTGACGAAAGCACTTGGCGCGACTTCTTCCGTCTTACCGACGAACGCAGGCGTGATCTTGAACGGCGCTACGGTGATCGCAGGTCCGGGCGCAGTAGAGGCTCCATGATGTTCGGGATGGAAGAGATGTTTTCAACCGGCGTGTCCGAGGAATAAGAGGAATGCCGGATAACAACCCCTTCAACCTGACCTTGCCGGAGGATGCGCGGTTTCTTGTTGAGGACGCCGCTGCCCGCCGGAACGTCGGGCTTTTTGAACAACTTGGCACGTCTTTCAGCCTCGGTTCTTCTGTTGCTGGCGTGATGTCTTTCTTGCGCGACTCCGGTCAGGACTTCGCGCGGGAGGAAGGATTCGACCCGGTTAGCCTTCTGACCGGCGAGGAACTGGAACAGCCCGAGGTGGCGCGTGTTCTTTCGCAAGCGCGGTCAAGCGAAGAACTTGCGTATCTCCGGCAACGGCGCGCTGAGTTATTGGACCTTGAGCGGACCATCGGCGCGGGTCCCTTGCACCCTTTGGTTTCCGGGTTTCTGGCCGGGGTTGTTGACCCGATCAACCTTGTGCCGCTCGGGTGGGCCGCGCGCATCGGGATGGCCGTGCGTGGGGCGGCATTGGCGCGCGGGGTTGTTGAGGGCGCGGCGGTGGGCCTTGCCTCCGCTGCTGTCATGGAGCCGTTCAGCCGCGCCATTGACCCCTTCCGGGGGCTGTCCGACACCTTGGTAGATTTGGCGTTCGGCACCGCGCTCGGGTCGGCCTTCGGCGCGGCGGGGGTTGGCATGGGCGCGTTGTTGCGGCGGCGAACGGCGGTGCTGATGCCAAGTGAGCGGACCCCGGATGTTGACCCGGCCGTGCGCGCCATGGTGCGCGAGGGTATCCCCGAGGAAACCGCCGCCGCTGCCTCGCATGAGGCGCGGGCAGCCATGAACCGGGCGCTGAACGAGACGGCCCCCGGTAGGCTTGCTGATGATCTGACGGGGCAGCGGGTGGCAGATCGAGAAGGTGAATCGGTTGGCGCGGCGCGGGTGGTGGATGACAACAGGATCGTCCGCGACCTGCTGCGCGAGGCGCTGCTTGAGCCGGACCTGGGGCCGATTGGCCGCGCCCTCTCCCGACTTGCGACGCGGTTCGGGGCTTTCCGCTTCCCCGGCTTGGAGTTGGCAACGTCGCCCTTCCGGGCGGCGCGGGAGTTCGTCTATTCCTACGGGGACCCCGGCATTCTGACGGCCGCCCTGATGCGGCAGGTTTCCGACACTGACTTGAGGAGGGCCTACGCCGAGGCGCAGCGGCGGGGGCTGACCCTATCCGAGGATGAGTTCATCGCGGCGGCGCGGGATGAGATGGCGGCCGGGCTGGCCGTCACTGAACGCGGAAACTTCGAAGCCCGGCGCGCTCTGATGATGTCGCAGTTTCACAAGTTCGTTGACGACTTCCGCCTTATTTCCTCCGAGGCCGTTCAGGCGGGGCTTGTGCCGGACCAAAAGAGTTTCGACGAGCTTGCCGCGACGTGGGCGCGGTTTCGGCAAGAGCCGCATCGGTTCTATGGCCCGCCGGTTCAGAACCCGGATTTGGTCCGGCTTTTGGACCGCGCATTCGGCGAATGGCAGAAACAGGTTTCGAAGCCCTTCCTTGAGCGCATCCGGCAGTCGGGGCTTTGGGATACCTACGGAAAGGACGCGAAGAGCAACCCCCTCCGCGATCTGGATGCCGAGTATTTCCCGAAACAGCTTGACGTTCACAAGATCGCCGAACGGCCGACTGAGTTCGAGGACCTGCTTGTTACGCAAATCGGCGACGCGGCCGAGGCAGCGAAAGCGCGGGTGGATGCGCACGACGCGGCCGTCAAGGCAAGCGAAAACTCAAGGGTGGTGTTCCGCGAAATCTCTGATTCGCTTTCGTCCATCGGAGGGGAAGAGGCTCAAAATCTTAGCGCGTCGCTGCGAAAGTTTTCGGGTCGCGTCTATGAGATGCGGCGAAATCTGAGCAAGGCCGAAGAGGAAATAAGGGCGCATGCTCGCCTCAAAGGCCGGTGGGATATTCAGGAATGGCTTGACGAAATGGCGGGCCGGGAGAGCAAGCAGCGGCCCGGAACCGTTACTGACGTTGACCGCGCTCTGATCGCCGACTACCGGAAGGCGCAGGCTGATCTTTCGCGCGCTCAAACCGACTACATGATCTTCGCGGCGTCGAATAACGACCGGATAAGGACGCTCACCGGAAAGGCGCTCCCGGACGCCATTACGGGCCGCCCGACGCGGCCACCGTCTTACGAGCGGGATCGGCTGTTGGCCTACGGCGACGGCGAAGAGCCGGGGCTAGCGGGCCGCCCCGATTTGATCCGCGAGCGCGCGCGGGAGATAACCGCCAAGCTGCTGGCCGGGACTGACCCGCACTTGCAGATGGAATACGGCCTTCGTTCCAGTTTGAAAGCGCGCGAGGTGGACTTGAACCCGCAGGTGTTCGAGCCGTATTTCAAGCAGAGTTTTGTTGAGAACGTGGAAGCCTATACTTCCGTCATCAGCCGCGAAATCGCGGCGATGGAGAAGTTCGGGTCCGTCAAGTCCGAGGACATCATTGCCCGGCTGAACGATGACTACATGCGGCTTCTCGAAACTACCGAAAACCCTAAGGCGCGAGAAGAGCTTCGCCGGAGGTTCGAGGCGGAGACTGCGCTTATCCAGGACCTGATGGCCGAGGCGCGCGGCGTCCGGAATCAGGCCAAGAGCAACGTAGAGCGGAAGGCGCGGGAGGCCGCCCGGACGCTATCCACCTATAACTACACGCTCTACATGGGTTCCGGCCTGTTCGCGCAGATCGGCGACACGACGCGCTCCGTAATGGCGTATGGGTTGCTGCCGTTTGTCAAGCACAGCATCAAGTCGTTCGCGGCTGGTGTGACAGGCACGCTCCGAAAAATCCCCCACGAAAACCTCACCCGTCTTGCGACGGCGACGGAGTGGGCCAATCTGGGCCGTGAGCGGGCGCTCTACGAAATCGCGCCGCCGGAACATCAAGGGCCGGTGTCCCGAGGCGTGACGGTCGTCGGGAACACGGCTTCCAGGCTGACTTTGATGCCTCTCTGGAACGATTGGCTCCGATCCGACCTGTTGATCCGGGGCTTGGAGGACCTGCGCGCCGGGCGGCAACCGAGTTATGAGTTCCGGGTGATCGTCTCCAAGGCGGGTATCGGCACGGAGATGTTGGAGCGGATCGGGCGGCAGATCGAGGATTACAAGAATGTAATCCCCGGCGCGAGGGACTATGGCAGCCCGCTCTTCGATTCCAACATGGAAGCGTGGTTCAGCCGGGACCGGGATGCTTTCGAGGCTTACCGGTTACTGTTGCACACCGGCGCGCAGCAGGCGCTGATCCAGCCGGGCGCGCTCGACAGTCCGATGTGGACGCAGAACGCATTCGCCGGGTTGCTGTTGCAGTTCAAGCGTTTCGTTATCGCATCAGTCCCCCAACTGATGATCCCGTTCATGCAGCTACCGGCCGGGAAGCAGTTTGTTATCGGAATGACCGCTCTTGTCTCCGGGGCGATTGCCACGGTGCTGCGCGACCTGAACAACAGGGGCGAAGTCAAGGAACGCAACGCGGCCGGGTGGGTTCTGGATTCCTTGGACATGAGTGGTCTAGTCTCCGGGCTGACCGAGATGGACGCGACCTTCTCCGCGCTGACCGGCGCGCGCGGCGTCAAGCGGCTGCTGACCGGGGAGGACTACACGCGGTGGCAGGAACGGCAGCGGCTTGAGGGGCTGATCGGGCCTTCCGCCAGGACGCTGCGCCTGTTCAACGATGCCATGTGGCTGCCCTACAACGCTATCAGCCCATACGATAACGTCGCCGAGCGGCAGATCACGGCGGTTCGGAGACTGATGCCGATCCTGAGTTCCAACTTGTTTTTGCGACACCCTGTTGATATGATAGAGGCCAGCCTCGGGGGACGGCAGAACACGACTGGCGCGCGGGCTTTGCAGGCTTTGAGGGAGTAAGGAAAAATGGCGGTTTCCTCGGATGTCGCGCGGGTTGTCCATACCGCTAACGGCGTGGCGACTTTCTTTTCCTACGCCCCTATTGACGGCGCGACTTCCACGAACCTGAAAGTTTACCTGTTCAACCCCACGACCGGCGTGCTCACGCTGCAAGTCCTGGGGACTGATTACACCTTCGGGGGCGGCGGGGTGACGTTCACCACCGCCCCGCCCAACGGCCGAAGGGTCATCCTGTTCCGGGTTGTTGATCTGCTACAGCCGGACATCTACAAGACCAACGCGCCGTTCCCGGCTGTCGTGACTGAGAAGCGATTCGATGAGGTCGTGAAGGGTTTGCAGCAGATCAACGACGTTGTTCAGAACCGCGCCATTATTCTGCCGCTTGGTGATGCGGGCTTTTCGACCAACACGCTTCCGGCGGTGGAAAACCGCAAGGGCCGGGTGCTTTACTTCAACGCCACGACTGGCGACCCGGAGGCCGCGCTGCTGGCGGACACTGTGATTGTCGCCCCGGCCTGGGCGGTTTCGTTCCTGTCGCAGACCACGGCGGCGGCGGGGCTTGTGAGCATCGGCGCGGTTGCCAAGGCGGGCGACACGATGACCGGGTTGCTCACGCTTTCGGGAGCGCCTACGGCCACGCTGCATGCGGCCACCAAGGGGTATGTTGACACGGAAGTCGGCACCCGGGTTGCCAAGGCTGGCGACACGATGACCGGCCTGCTTACGCTCTCGGGTGCGCCGACGGCCGCGAATCATGCGGCCACGAAGGCGTATGTGGATACCGAGGTTGGCACCCGAGTCGCCAAGACTGGCGACACGATGACCGGGTTGCTCACGCTCTCGGGTGCCCCCACGGCCACGAACCATGCCGCCACCAAGGGCTACGTGGATACCGAGGTTGGCACCCGAGTCGCCAAGACCGGCGACACGATGACCGGCAACCTTGAGATCAACGCCACGGATGCGCGGGTCATTCTACGCAGCGCCTCGCCCTCCAACCGCGCCATTGTGTATCAGACCGGCGCGAATCCCCGGTGGGCATTCTATGCCAATTCGGCCACGGAAAGCGGCGGTAACGCGGGTTCTGATCTGCGGCTAGACCGCTATTCTGACACCGGTTCTTACATCAACACGCCGTTCCAGGTGGCCCGCGCCAACGGCCAGATCACTTTCGACAGCCCGTTGCCCATCGTGGGGCCGTCGGCCTCCCCGACCGCAGCGAACCATTTGGCTACCAAGGGCTACGTGGATTCCACCATCGCCGCCGGTCCCTACGTCCTGAAAGCAGGCGACACGATGACCGGCCTGCTTACGCTGTCGGGGCCGCCAACCGCTGCCAACCACGCGGCCACGCGCGCGTTCGTCATGACCAACGCGCCCCCGAACCTGTCCTCTGTTCACTCAAACGGGTGGAGCGGGGTTTTTGATCTTACGACCTCTTACACTGTTTTCTTTGATATGATGCTCGCCGACAACGTTTTCAGAATATTGGTGAATGCTTGGTATGCTGGCGGGCAGACCGGTGCGGCTGGCACGCAGATTGATTATCAACTGAGAGTTCAGTTGCTTGACGCCTCTCTGAACGAGATTCAGGCGAACGATATAGCCTACGGGCGGAGTATCACGACCTCTTTGTTCACTACGTTTTTCTGGCAAGGCGGGGGATCGGCGGTGTTTGACGGGATCACGGTTCCTAACACCGGCTGGCGTCTCCGGTTTCTGGGGAAAAAGTTGGTAGCCGCCGGGCCTATGAACCTGTATAACTACATCGGCAATGCGATATGTCTCCGGAGGGAGCCGTAACATGAACACAAACGGTTTTATCCGGGTAGAAGCCCGTTCCCACACCGGCGAGTTTGTTCTCGCCACAGATCGAAGCGGCGTTCAATGGGCGCTGCGATTCGACGACCCCCGGCTGGTGGGCGTCGAGATCGCCCCCTACAAGTCGGACACGGAGGGAGTTGAGGCGCTCACGAAGAAGGACATTTTGTCCTGGGCGCTGAGAAACCGCTTCGAGCCGGAGGCGTTGGAACGCTTCCTCAAGGAAGCCGACAAGGCCGCTTGGCTGGATTGGGAGTTTGACGACGCTGTGAAGAAAGGCAGCCGCCTTGCCAAGGCTGTTGCCGAGTTTCTCGGTTTTCGTGGTGATGACGCGCAGATGTTCAGGGAGGTTCTGACGCCATGACCCCCGAGAAGAAGGACGAAATCCTGTTGGACATCCACGCCCGCGTGAGGTCCATAGAGGATCGGCTCGCGCCCATGGCCGCCGATCACGAACAGCGCCTTCGCGTCTTGGAAGGAACCCGCCACTACCTGTTGGGGGTCGCGGCGGCGGTGGCGGCCGTAGTTTCGGCGCTTGCGTCCTACTTCAAAAACATGCTATCGGGTGCCTGACGCAACCGCCCTGGGGGTCCCCGATTGTGCCGCTGGCAAGCCTGACGTTTGACGCCGATCAAGCCGCTTTCCGTCTCACGCTAAGCCCCGAAGCCGCCAAGCGGCAGGACCTGCCGAGTTTGGCGCGCTGTTGGCTACAGGTCCAACGCGGCGGATTGGAATGGGTTACGGCGGCGCACGGCAAGCCTGGGTATCTGCCGTTCGCCGCGCTGCCCTGGGCGGAGTTCGCCGACGAAAGCGCGCAACTGCGGCTTGAGCCGTTGCTGGCGGAATACCGCGCTTCCTTCGCCCTGGATGACCCCGGCGATCCGCTATGGCTACCGGACGGGGAGCACTTGATGCCGTTCCAGGCGGCCGGGGTGCGGTATGCGCTGCGCCGCCCGCATGCGCTGATCGCCGATCCGATGGGCCTCGGGAAAACGGTTCAGGCGCTGGCGGTGTGCAACGCAACCGAGGCGCAGCGCATCTTGGTGGTATGCCCGGCCGCTATTACCCGGCAGTGGCGGAATGCCGCCATGCGGTGGCTTCGGCCGCTGCGCATGTGCGCCACGAATGGCGTGGCTACCGTCAGCGGGCCGCACGTTCACCCGACAGCGCGGACGGTGATCGTCTCTTACGACCGCGCCAAGCAGCCTACGGTTAGCGCGGCCCTCGGGGCGGCGGAGTGGGATGCGGTGATCCTGGATGAGGCGCACTACCTGCGCAACCATTCGTCCGCCCGGACCAAGCACATTCTCGGGTCCTGGGCGGCCGGGCGGCACCCCGGCATCCTGGGCCGCGCGCGCCGGGTGATCGCCTTGACCGGCACGCCGCTCCCCAACCGGCCGCTGGAAATCTACGGGCTGGCGCGGGCGCTGGATTGGGAGAGCATAGATTTCATGTCATTCGATGCGTTCAAGGAAGCGTTCAACAAGTATGAGATCGTTCAGGTCACGAAGAAAGACGGCACGGTTGCTTTTGCTCGCTCCGAGAGCGTGGCGCGGCTGGAAGAGTTGCAGGCCCGGTTGCGTTGCGGCTTCATGGTCCGGCGGGACAAGACCGCCGCCGCGCCACAGATGCCCGCGAAAATCTACGACGTGCTGGATGTGGGCAGCCGTCAACTTGAGGTCCTTGTGCAACAAGAGCGCCTTTTGGACATTGATGTTGACCATCTCGACACCCTGACCTTCGAGCAACAGACCGCCGTTGCCGCGATCCGGCGCGAGATGGGCTTGGAGATGGCCGAGGCCGCGCGGGACGTGATCGAGGACATGATCGAATCCGACGGCAAGATCGTGGTATTCTGCTGGCATCTCGACGTGGTGGCGAAACTGGCGGACATGTTCGCGCACCACAAGCCTGAGATCGTCATCGGCCAGCATAGCGCGTCGCAGCGCGAGGCGGCCGTCAAGGCTTTCGTGGAAAACCCGGAGTGCCGCCTGTTCATCGGGAACATCCAGGCCGCCGGGACCGGGATTGACGGCTTGCAGCGGGCGGCGTGCTCCCTGGTCATCCTGGAACCGTCCTGGGTTCCGGCCGAGAACGAACAGGCGATTGACCGCTTGCACCGGGTGGGGCAGGTGAACCCGGTGCTGGCCCGGTTCCTGGTGGCCGAAGGGAGCATCTCCGCCCGCATCATCCGCCGGGCGGTGGAAAAAGCGCGGGTGGCACACTGCGCGCTTGACAGCGCCGGGTTCATTCGATAGAACCTCACACGCGGGCGGAAAGGAGGCCCGAACACCATGAGCGAACCCATCGTGACGTTCCGCGCCAGTGTTACGCGGCGCTACAATCTCGGAGACTACCAGCACGTTGAAGGGACGGCCGAGGTGGCCGGTCCCGTTCCGGCGGGGCAGACCCCGGAGGAAGCCATCGCCGACGCGCAGGCGATGCTTGTGCGGCGGCTGGCAAAGGAGGTCCTGCTTGGGCATGGGGCTTCCAGCCGCCCGGCCCCGGCGGCACCCCCGCCGCCCCCGCCGCCCCCGCCGCCCCCGCCGCCCCCGCCGCCCCCGCCGCCCCCGGCGGCCCCGGCGGCCCCGGCGGCCCCGGCGGCCCCGGCGGCCCCGGCGGCCCCGGCCCCGGCCACCATCCCGGCGGCCGATCTGCGGGTCCGGCTCAAGGCGGCTCTTGTCGCCAATCCGCACCTGATCCCGATCATGCAAGAGTTCTTGCATGACAGGGGCGCGCGCGGGCTGCAAAGCGCGCCGGAGGCTCTGCTTCCTGAACTTGCGCAGGTGATGGGGGTTGAGGTGGCATGACCAAGGCGCATGCAGTCTATAGCCCGAGCGCCGCGAAGCGGTGGCTTTCCTGCCCGGCTTCCATCCGCCTGACGGAAGCCGCGCGGCAACGGGGGATCGAAAACGAAAGCGCGTCGCCCTACGCGCTCTCCGGGACCGCCGCCATGGCGGTTCTGGAAGAGATGCTCCGGCGGCCGGAGGCCGACTATGACGCGGCCTTCGCCGCTGCCCGCGCGCAGCGGGAGGACGCGGCCGAAGGGTTCGACCTGATCGCCAATGATGACAGCCGCAGCGCCATCTGCAAGGCGGCGGAACGGCTGCGCGACTTGGCGGGGCGGGCGCTGGCCTGGGGGGTCGAAACCCGAGTGGTCATCTCGGAAGAACCTGGCATCTGGGGGACCGTTGACTTCTGGGCGCTCACGGATGACGGCACCGTGCTTCACGTCGTGGATTACAAACACGGCGCGGGCTATCTGGTGTCGGCCGAGAGCAATCAGCAGTTGCTGCTTTACGCCGCCGGGTTGCTCCGCAATCGCTTGCACAACTACCCGATCCACACCGTGCGGCTTGCGATCTGCCAGCCGCGCCACCCCGAGGCGTCGCCCGACGGGTGGGATGAGGTGAAAGAGGACGCGGCCTTCGTCACCGCGTTTCTGCGGGAGGTTGTCCGGCGGCTGGAACGGGCCGAGAAAGACCCGCCGGTGACTGGGGATCATTGCCAATACTGCCCGGCGCTTCTGGCCTGCCCGGCCCGCCGCGCCGAGTTCGAGGAGATCGCGAACATGAGTGAAACTGTGACCCCTGAGCAAGCCGACGCCGAGATGATCGCGCGGGCGGTGCGCCTCAAGAAGCGCGTCTCGGATTGGATCGCGGCGGCCGAGCGCGTCGGCCTCCGCATGGTTCAGTCCGGGGTGGAAGTGCCGGGGCTGCGGACCAAGAGCCGCGCCGGGGCGCTCGCTTGGACGGCGAGCGATGCGGAGGTTATCTCCGCGCTTTCCGCCTTCATCCCGGAGAGCGATTTTACGTCGCTTTCCCTCTTGACGCCGACGCAAGTGCTCGATAGGTTTGGCGACGCGGCGGGAGTGAAGGAGGCCGTCGGGAAACTGGCGCAGCGCAAGCCCTCGCACCTCTATCTCGCCGCAGACTGACAACCGTAGCAACCCAAAGGAGCAACAGGACCATGAGTGACGGTAAGAACGCCAACGTCCCAACGCCTCGCGGTGTGATCATCTACGAACATCTGTGGGAGCCGGACGCCCCGCGCACCCTCAAGGATGGTAGGGTGGTCGGGGACAACAAGTATGGGGTTCAGTTCGCCGTTGACCCCGACACGGATGAGTTTGAGAAGTTCACTTCCGTGTTCGCGAATATCGCTGGCGTGGATGCGCGGGTGATGGCGAGGCTCATCACGGAGTCCTTCCCGGCAGTCGGCGACAAGTATCAGGGGATTGACCCGACGCATCTGGTGTTCAAGGCAAAGACCAAGTTCCAGCCGCCGGTTTTCGACAGCCGGGGCCGTCCGATCCAGTCGGGCGGCGCGTATTCCGGTAGCGTCATTCGCGCGCTGGTGAAGCCGTTCATCTACGACTCCGCGCTGGCCCGGAAGAAGATGCTCGCTCTGCGGCTTCAAGCGGTGCTGGTGGTGGACCCCGGCACTCCGGCCGTGTTCCGGAACGTCAGCGCCAAGGCGCTGTTCGGCGATCTGATCCAGGACGACGGCGAGGAAGTCGCCTTCTGACGCCTGCTTGGAAGGGCCGGGGCAACCCGGCCCTTCCGCCTTCCCATCCACCGGGAGAAAAACCGTGACGCCTTCCGAGGTGGTCATTGACTTCGAGACGGTTTCCAAGGCCGATCTCGCCAAGACCGGCGCGTTCGCCTACGCGCAAGACAAGACCACGCGGGTTCTGTGCATGGCGTGGCGGATGGCTGACGGCGCGGCCGAAGGGGTGTGGCAGCCCGGCGAGCCGTTCCCGGCGCTTGTCGCCACGGCCGCGCGCGAGGGGCGGCTTGTGGCGCACAACGCCGCCTTCGAGTTTGCCATCTGGCGGTATGTGCTACGGCGCGATCTGCCGGACCTGCCCGACCTGTCGCCGGGGCGCATCTCTTGCACCATGGCGCGCGCGGCCTGCGCGGGCTACCCGCTGGCGCTGGCCGACGTGGCGGAGGCCATGGGGCTTGAGGCGCAGAAAGACCCGGCGGGCAAGCGGCTAATCCAAGCGGCGCGGCGGCATTACGAGCGGACGGGTTCCGCCGAGCCGCCGCCGGAGATGCTGGCCTATGCGCTGCAAGACGTGAAGGTAGAGGCCGAGCTGCATCGGAAACTTCCGCCGCTGCCCGAGCGGGAGCGGCGAATCTACCTCTTGGACGCGGAGATCAACGCGCGCGGCATCGGCCTTGACGTGGCATCGGCCGAGGCGATCAAGCGGATGGTGGAAGCCGAAGCCGCCGAGGCCCGAGAGGCGTTGTCGCAACTGACGGGCGGCGTGGTCAACAGCGTGAGCGAAGTCGCCAAGATGCTTGCGTGGCTGCGCGGCCACGGGCTGCCGGACATGCCGGACCTCCGGGCCGAGACGGTGGCGAAGGTGCTCAAGTCCCCGCCGCCGTCCGCAAGCGAAGCGGCGCTCCGGGTGTTGGAGTTGCGGGCCGACGCGGCGGGATCGGCGGTCAAGAAGATTGACGCGATGCTGGCCTGCGTCAGCCCGGACGGCCGCATGCGGGGGCTGCTGCAATACTACGGGGCGGTGGCTACCGGCCGCTGGGCCGGGCGTTTGGTGCAACCGCAGAACCTCCCGCGCCCCGAGATGGACGTTGACCCCGAGGACTTCCAGCGGCTCCCGCGCGAGGGGATCAAGGCTGTCTATGGCCGCGACCTGCTTGGCGCAGCCAAATCGTCGCTTCGGCGGCTGCTGTGGGCCGCGCCGGGCAAGGTGTTGGTCCGGGCGGACCTGAGCGCAATCGAAGCGCGATTGGTATTTTGGCTCGCAGGCGAAAACAGGGCGCTGCAACTCTACCGGGAAAAGGCCGACATCTATTGCGAAATGGCGAGCAAAGTGTTCGGGCGGCCGATCACCAAGGCCGACAAGGAAGAGCGGTTTATCGGGAAGGTCCTTACGCTTGGCGCAGGATATGGCCTAGGCTATCGAAAGTTACAAGCGACCCTTGAAGCCCTTGGGGGCCGCGCCCCGGACGACCTCACCGCGCAGCGGTATGTGGAAAGTTACCGCACCGCGTGGCCGCGCGTGGTGGCGGCGTGGCGGGAGTTGGAGCAAGCGGCCATGCGCGCCTACAGCGCCATGGGGCGGCCCGTGGAAGCCCTGGCCGGGCGGGTGGCGTTCCGGTGCGACGGGAGCACGATGCGGGTCCGGCTGCCAAGCGGCCGGGTGCTGAGTTGGCACGGGGTGGAATGGAACCCCGAGGAACAGAACCTGATCGCTGGCCGGGCGGTGGCTAGCAGCGCGGAACGTGGGGCCTTCCAGCGGCTCTATGGCGGGGCGCTGTTGGAGCGGATCACGCAAGCGACCGCGCGGGACGTGATGGCCGACGCCATGCTGGCGGCGGAAGCAAACGGCATGCCGGTGGTGCTCACCGTCCATGACGAAATCGTATGTGAGGTTCCCGAAAATAGCGGGGCTGCCGCTGTCAAGACCTTGCTAGACGTGATGCGGACGCCTCCCGCGTGGGCGGGTGGGCTGCCGTTGGATGCGGAAGCTGAATGCGAAAGGAGATACGGCAAATGACGTGGATGTTCGTCGGCGTTGACCCTGGCAAGACCGGGGCCGTCGCCGTCATTGATGAGAACGGTGCGCCGCAGTGGGTTGACGATATCCCGCGCGTTGGCGGCGAGGTGGATGCCAAAGAGTTCGTTGAGATGCTGCGCGAGCTCCGGCACATGATCGCCTGTGCCGCCATTGAGCGCACGCAGGCCATGCCGCAGACCCCTCGCAGCGTGTGCCATTCTCTCGGGATGAGCGAAGGCATGGCGCTGGCCGGGCTGCTGATGCTGGAAGTCCGGATCGTGCGCCCCCGGCCGAGCGCGTGGAAGAAGGCCATGGGAGTCCCGGCCGACAAGGAAGCGGCCAGGGAGAAGGCGGCCATGCTGTTCCCGGCCATGAAGCACCGGCTACAGCGCGTCAGCGACCACAACCGCGCGGAGGCTTTGCTGTTGGCCGACTACGCGCGGCGCATGTGGGAGAAGATCACGTGAGCACGGAAATCAAGCAACTTCGGGCGCGCATTCAACTGTTGGAACGCGCGTTGAAGCGCGCGGAACAGGGGCAGGTCACGCAAGCCGAAATCCGCAAGAGAATTTTCGGGCTGGCCGCTGCGCCGCCGCGCGTGATCGCGGCCATCCGGCCGAAGGCCACCGGCCCGGACGACGGTGCGCCCGGTGTGCCGGTGCTGATGCTGAGCGACTGGCACGTTGGCGAAACCGTGCATCCTAGCAGCGCCGGGGGCAACCGCTACAACTCGCAGGTTGTGTTCACGCGCGCAAGCAACCTGATCGTCAACGCCCTTCACGTGATCAACCTGCAATGGAAGGCGGTCGGGGAGCGCGGGAAGCCGAGGCAGATCGTGTTGCCGCTGTTGGGCGATTTTGTCTCGGGGGAAATCCACGATGAACTTGCGCGGACGAATGACATTGACCCGCTGCCAAGCGTCTTGGCGGCGCGGGATATCCTGCTGTCCGTGATACGCGCCTTCGCCGATCAATACGGCCGGGTGATCTGTCCCTGCGTGAGCGGCAACCACGGCCGGACAGACCGGAAGCCGACGGCCAAGCACATGCTTTGGCGCAACCTGGATTGGCTGATCTACACACTGCTAGAGCGCGATCTGGCGAATGACAAGCGCGTGACCATCTTCACACCCGGCGAGAACATGGCGTTCTTCGACGTGCATAACGTCCGGTTCCTGGCGATGCACGGGCACGACCTGGGGGTGCGGGGCGGCGACGGGATCATTGGCAGCGTCGGCCCGATCATGCGCGGGCGGGCGAAGATGGCCGCCTTCTGCGAGGCCCGCCGGACGCCATTCGATACCCTCTTGCTGGGGCACTGGCATCAGCATATGATGCTGCCCGGGGTGGTGGTGAACGGCAGCCTCAAGGGGCCGGACGAATATACCCTGGGGGTGCTTCGGGCGCGGCCCGAACCGGCGGGGCAGGCGCTGTTCTTCACTCACCCGCGCTATGGGATCACGTCGCATTGGCTGATCCGGGTGGAAAACAAGGGGACTAAGTGAAATGAGCGAAACCGAGCACAAGCCTCGCCGCAAGCGCGGTGGCATTCCCTGGTCGCGCGGCGGGAAGTTTGCTTACGCCGCGCAGCAAGCGCCGCTCTCGGATGAGGAGATCAAGCGGCGGTATCCGCGCTACATGCAGGTGTCGGCGGCGGCGAAGGCGCTGAGCGTCAGTTATGACACCATCTATACCGCTTGGCGGGATTGGCTGGGGTTGCCGTTCTACACGATCACCAAGCCGGTCAGGAACCGCGACCGCTTCATCCAGGCCGTTGACATTTGGATGCTGTTGGAGTTCCGCAAGTATAACCGGCTTGTGCCTTCGGATCGGCGTTTCCAACACTCCCGCCGAGAGCCGCCGCCACACGAAATCGGCCGGAAGATCGTGGAAGAGTGGGCGGCCCAAGCCGCTGCCCGAGCCAAGGAAGCCGACGAATGACGGAAACCCCCGCAGTCTCGCCCGCGTCGCGGTTTTCGCCGCAGAAACTCGCAGCGCGGTTTGTCGAGAAGTTCGGATGGCCGGTGTTCCCGACGTGTGGGAAGGTCCCGGCGGTGCGGGGTGTGTCGTGGCAGGACATCGCCGCGCGCACCCCGGCCGAGGTCGCGGCGCAAGAGGGATGGCTTCACGCCGACGGCTACGGCGTCGCCATCCCGCCCCATGCGATGGTGGTGGATTTGGACACTGACGCCGACGGCGGGCTTGACACGGCCTATCGTGTCGTGGCCGGGTTCCCCGCGCTGCTGGCGGATAGCGTCCACACCTTGCGGGTCGAAACGCCGAGCGGCGGGCAACACTGGTATTTCAACGTCGCCGATTTGGAGTTTGAGCCGACTAACGGGCGGCCGTTCGGCGCGGATGTGCCGGTGGATATCAAGGCGTTCGGGGGCTACGTCATCGGCCCCGGCTCCCGAGGCAACAGTTACAAGGCGATCACGAAACCCAAAGAAATCGGCACCACGCTTTTTCCCTGGGCCGCCGGGGTCCTGACTGTCCAATAGTTCCGCCGGAAACTGGCGGTCTTGCGGATACTCCGGCGGCGGATAGGCTATATAGTCTAGTATTGGAGCCGCATGAGCACAACGCGCCGCAAGGCGAGGATACGCTAAGGTTCACCCTCGCGTGCAAGATGCGCGACCTAGGCGCGGATGAGGACACCGCGCTGAACCTGTTGCGGCTTTGGAACCTGAGTTGCGACTACCCGCGCGAGGACTCCGCGCTGGTCAAGGCGGTGCGCAATGCCTACCGCTACGGCAAGAACCCGCCGGGGTCCGGCGGCAAATGGGAGCCGCCGCCCCCGCCGCCGGAGGTGGCGTTCGAAACGCTGGCGCAGGCGGAGGCCGAAAGCCCCGCGCCGCCGCCCAAGCCGCGCGCCGGGCTGCGGCTGCGGCGCGCTGGGGAACTGATGGACGCCCCGCCGCCCGAGTGGCTCATTCGGGATTGGCTGCCCGCGCGCGGGCTGACGGTGCTCTACGGCCCGCCCAAGAGCGGCAAGACCTTTGTGGCGCTTGACCTAGCGCACGCCATCGCGGCGGGCCGGGACCGGTGGCTTGGCGGCAACGGCCTGGAACTGAACCCGGACTTCCGGGAGCGGCCGGTCCTGTTGCTGGCACTGGAAGCCCCCGAGACAATCGGCCCCCGGCTGCGCGCGCTGGCCGTCCGCTACGACGGCACGGAAGCCGCCACGCGCGAGAAGATCGTTTGGCTTGGCCGGGAGGCGGCGGGGTTCGAGACGATCACCCGCGACCTGCCGCGACTGTTGGAGCAAGAAGGCATCCGCCCGGCGGCCGTGATCGTGGATACCTACGCGCGGCTGATGGTGCTGAACGGGTCGGAAGAGAACAACACGCTTGACCAAGGCCGCGCGGCCGAGGTGTTGGAGCGTCTCGGGGAAACCCTGGGCTGCGCCGTGATCGTGGTGGCGCACACGGGCAAGGATGCCGAGCGCGGCATCCGGGGCAGCAACGCGCTACTCGCAGCGGCCAGCGCGGCGATTGAAGTCTCGCCCGACCCCGAGGGCCGGAATGGCGTTAGCGTCATGCGCGTCAGCGAACAGCGCAGCGGCCCGAGCGGGCAGAAGATCACGATTGGCAGCGGCTGCCCGGTTGCCATTGACGCGGACGGCGACACCCTGGTGCCCGTGTGGGAGGCGCTGGCAGGTGAAGGCGCGGGCGAAGCCGCCGCCCCGGTGACGGGAACGGTGGCGGCGGTGCGCGAGGCGGTGCAACAGGTGGCGGCCAGCGCCCTGCGCAACGGCAGCGCGCCCGAGATATCGCTTGCCTCGCTACATCAACTAGTGCTATCGTGCATGCCTGCGCCGACCAAGACCCCGCCGAAACGGGCGGACATCTTGCGAGCGTTGCGGCTGCTGTTGGGCCGGTGGCCGCCGGGGGCGGTGACGTTCTCGGCTGACACGCAACGGGTTTTCCTGCAACCGGAGATGATCCTGAACCATGACGAAGAAAACGCCTGAACCGTCCCGAGTCGAGCCGCCAGAGCGCGCGCTGAGGGACGTGCCCCCAGAGATGCAAGAGGCCATCCGGTCCAAACTGACGCGCGCGGCGGACCCGCAAGCCGCCGCCTTCCGGGGGCCGCTGGTAGTTGGCGCGGGGGAGTTGGTGGCCGCCGCGACCGGCATACCCACCACAAGCGCCGAGATGGCCGAGATCAAGCGTTTCGCGCGCTACGACTCCATCCGCGCCTACCGCCGCGCGGTGGATCGGCTGATCCACTGGGCGCTGGTGGGCAAGATCGCCCCCCGCGCCGCGCTTGACATTGCGCAGACTGTGAAGATCGGCGCGGAGATGCTGATGAGCGAACACGTGCTGCATGCGGGGGGCCGGGTTGACCAAGCCCCGCCGCACGTGGAAGGGATTGACGGCGGGGCGGACCTGCCGACGGTCGCGCCCAAGTCCGACCCCGAGGTTCGGATCGGGCGGCGCGTTGGCATCGCGCCCAACGGCGCACCGGTGGATGAGACTACCGTGGAACTGCGCAGCGACAACGCCGAGATCGCCGTGGCCCGGCCCGACCTGATCGGCCCGGCGCTGGCCGAGTTGCTCCGCCGCCGCCTTGCGAGCGCGGACGACGAAACCCGGGACCGCATCGCGCAGGCCCTCGGGATGCGCAGCCAAGACATTGAAACACTGCTGAACGGGTGAGGAACAGCATGCCGCTTATTGGACTGACTGGCAGCAACGGCGCGGGCAAGACAAGCCTCGCGTGGATGCTGACGACACGTTGCAGGCCGCACTACGCGCGCCTGGGGTTCGCCGATCCGATCCGGACGGCCGTAGCCGCCACGCTGGGGGAGACGGTGGAGCGCGCGTTCGCCCACCCGGCCAAGGACACGCCGCACCCCCGCGCCCCCGGCGGCGTCAGCCCGCGCGATCTGACGATCTGCTGGGCCAACGCGGCGCGCGCATCTTTCGGGGACCGGTGCTGGGTGTTGGCGCTGGCCGCGCGCGCCGCGCAATGCGGCCCGCGTTTGGTCATTGACGACCTGCGCTTCCGGGTGGAAGCGGAGTGGGTTCTGGAAAACGGCGGCTTCATCGTCGCCCTTGGGCCGCCGCCCGAGGAACTGCCGCTCGACGGAATCGCCCTGTTCGCGCCCCGCTGCCCGGCGGCGAGCGAAGGGCCGGAGGCGCGGCAAGCATGGCTCTCGGAGACGGCGCGGCGGGTGCTGGAAGTCGCGCGCGGCTACCCGCCGCCCCCGTGGTGGCAGCGGGGGGCCGACGCGCCATGAGGATCAAGACGGCATCCCCGGACTTCAATCAGGCGGCCGTGTTCGCGCGCCGCCGACGGCTGACGGACGAATACGTTGAGCCGCTGCGCCGCCACCTGGGAATCCGGCAGGACCGGCTTGGCCCCATGATCGGGCTGAGCCATTCGCACTACAGCGCGTGTTGCATGAGCAAGAACAACATCTGCCCGTTGGATATCCTGTTGCTCTACGCAACGAAACTGGAACAGATTGCCAAGCAGCGGGGCGAGAAGGTCCCGTTCGCGCGGCCCGATCTTTGGTGGGGGGAGTGACAGCACATGACCCGCAACTTGACCAAGGCGTTCCAGAAGGTGCTGAGGGACCTGCCGTATCCGTCGGAATGGCCCGCGAGGTGTCCAAGATGGACGCGCCGGAAAACAATCGCTTGCATGCTCGAACAAGGGCTGATCGAGGAACCGCAACCCGGTTTCTACCGCCGCACCGTGGCCGGACATGCAGCGTGGAACGCGCTTTGCTGGGGGAGGAAGTAAGGACCATGTGGCGCTTTTACCTCAAGACGCTGCTGGAAGCGTCAATCTTCTGCGCTTCCATGACCGCCATTCTGGCGTTCGTGTTCTTCGTCCTGGGCTGACGCCATGCGTATCGTCCTGACCCGGTTTCTCGACATCACCGAGACGCGGCCTTCGCGCATTCGCGCGGAGGTTCTCGCGCCGGGCTACAAGCCCGCCACGATCACCTATGATCATGCCTGGGGGTTCGAGAGAAACTGCCGGGCGGCGGCCGAAGAAGTCATGCGCCGGAACAAGGTGGCTTGGGTTGTCGGCGAAAGCCCGGCGGGCGAGGACAAGCGCGGGCTCTACTGGGTTGCCGCCGAAGCCTAGGGCCGCGCCGTCGGCCGCGCCGCGCGATTCGCCGCCGCCCGGCCCGCCGCCGCCCGGCCCGCCGCCGCGCCGTCGGCCGCCGCGCGATTCGCCGCCGCCGGACTCGCGGCGGCCGGGGCGGCGGGCTGGCCCATGGGGTCACGGGCCTTGGCGTCACGGCCCATGGCGTCACGGCCCATGGGGTCACGGCCGCCCGAAAGCATCGGAACGGGTGCGGAATATCTTCGATTTTTTGAAATCAAAGGTCTATGCGCATTCCTTCGCATATGTGAATCTCCCTGGTGCTGCCATCCGACGTGTCGGAGTGTCGGCGGGCGCTCCCGAGCAACCGGACGCGCGCAACCGCTTGGCGACACCCGAGAATGTCGCCAAGCGGCAGCTTCACATCGCGTTACCAGCCAAGCCCGAGGGGCGGATCGCCTTCCATGGCAAGCCAAATGTCGCCGCGATCCCCATCGGAACCTACGGGGTGGGTGCTGAACGTCCAATCCCGCCCGTTCTCCCGCGCCAGGGCTTCCAGCGCCGCGCGGGCATGATTGTGCGCCGCGTAGTCGTAGGGCGCGGTGACGGGCTTGAAATCCTCGCGCGAAAGAACCTCCGCGCGGATGCGAGCGCCGCGCGTGTTGGTCGGCCCGAGATACCGGACGCGGATGGCGAAGATACGGTTGCCGTTGCTCATGGTGCTGTTCCTTTCTCCCTTCAAGCCAAAGACCGCCACGCTTTCTTGTCGCGGGGGCAAACCTGCATCACCCGCGCCCCCACCTGATCCGCAGCCGCCAAAGCCTCCGTCTCCGTCGGCCACGTCCGGCGCGTGAACGTAAACCCGCGCCGGGCCGCGATATCACGCGCCAAGCCCGGGCCGCACAAAGCGGCAGCCTGGAACAATTCATCCCGGGCCGCACCGCGCGGCGCGTCGGTTTCATAAGCCAACTCGGCGGGAACCGAACCGCCGAAATACCACGCGCCTTCGCGCGTTTCGTTCAGAATAAGCGGAAGGCCCCCAGCCGGGAAACCCATGCGCATTGCTTTTCTCCCTTGCTGCGCCCCGCGCACCATGCGCCGGGCTGGCAACCGGGAAGATAGCGATCTTGGCGGGCCGCACCAATGCCAAGATCGCAACCCTGCCATGCACAAAAAGCATTGGTCCCCGCCGCGCGGCCCCCTATGTTCGGGCTTGCCAGCGCGGCGCATGGTGCGCCGGGCAGCAACACGGGAGTTAGGACGATGCGGGACACGCCTTTCAGCAATGCCGACATGCTCGACTTTTTTCAGGGTTATGTCGCTTGCGCCCTTTGGTCATCCACGGATGACGAAGGGAACCCAATGGACGAAAACTTTGGGGAGCATGACATTCACTCGGAGACGCAACGCGCCATGTGGGAGGATTGTGTTCGCTTCCTGCGCGAGAACGCGGCCGACATTGTCGAGATGATGGCGGAGGCTGACGCCACGATGGAAATCATCGGGCATGACTTTTGGCTGACGCGCAACTACCACGGCACGGGTTTCTGGGATCGCGGCGCGGGAGATGTTGGCGAGCGGCTGACGGATGCCGCCCACGCTTTCGGCGCTTTCGATCTCTACGTCGGCGACGATGGCAAGGTTCACGCCTAGGGAAGCCATGCGGGCCGCGCGGGTCAGGGTTGCAAAAATAGCATTGGCCGCCCCCCGCGCAGCCCACTATGTTTCGGATGCCAGCCGGGCGCATGGGGCGCAAGGTGGCAGCAACAGCAAGGGAACAAGACCATGACCAAGGTTATCGCCTACACCTACAGCGCGGAGACGCATTGCCCCGAGTGTGCGAAGGCCGCGTTTGTCAAGGCGGAGATTGCGGCCGACGCGGACGAACACGGCATTCCCTTGACCGCGAGGGATGGCGAAGGGAACCCGATCCACCCGATCTTCGACACTGACGAAACTCCGGCCGAAGGGCTGCGCTGCGAGGATTGCGGCGCGGAGATTGTCGAGCCTGACCCTGAACGCGCGATCAATGAGGCTCTAGAAGCTGATGACCCGGTTGAAGCCGTGTTCCGGCTGATGCGGCGCGGCTTTGTGGATGAACGGGACGTGGGGATGTTCGTTTCCAACTATGCGGATGGCGAATGGACGCACCCCAGCGACGGCATTTGCGAAGGCTTTGCCTACATTGACGCGGGCGGGGGCCGCGCCATCACTGCCGCTTGGGATAACGATGGCTTTTGGTCGGTTGACGAAATGACGGTTGAGGAAGCCGACGCGGAGATTGCGGCGCGTGAAGAGGAAGCGGAAGCGGAAGAAAACTGAAAGCCGCCCCGGCCGCCTGGGCCGCCCCGCGCCGGTTTGGCGCGGGGCGGTTTCCTTTTGGGCTGCGAATCATTCGCAACTGTGCTTCCTGGCGCGCGCAGGGAGCGGCGGCCGGTGCGGCGGGGGCGATTGCGAACGATTCGCAACTGCGATTCGGCGCGCGCGGGTGGTGGCAGCAGGTGCGGGAGATGCTGCGGCCGAAACGGCGGGAAGCGAATGCAACTGCGATTCGGCGCGCGCGGGAGATGCTGCGGCCGGAACGGCGGGGGCGATTGCGAACGATTCGCAACTGCGATTCTCCGCGCGTGTGGGTGAGGTTGCGTCAGCCGCCGCATCGCCACACGTTGCCAGAACCCCGCCGCGCCCCGCAGTCTCCGCCGCGTCCCAAGCGCCCCGCAGTCTCCGCCGCGTCCCAAGCGCCCCGCAGTCTCCGCCGCATCGCCACACGTTGCCAGAACCCCGCCGCGCCCCACAGTCTCCGCCGCGCCCC